AATGTTTTTTGTGCGTAGGAGAACTTAACGAATGTCAATTAAAAACTATAGATTTGTATCCCCGGGTGTGTTTGTTAATGAAATTGACAATTCCCAACTCCCTGCCTCTCCCGCAGGCCAAGGGCCTGTTATTGTTGGGCGATCCTCAAAAGGACCAGCCCTCCGTCCTGTAACTGTAGATTCTTTTGAAGAATTTGTCAACGTTTTTGGGGCCCCCTCCCCGGGCGCCACCGGTGGCGATGTCTGGCGAACCGGCAATGATAGTACGGCCCCGACTTATGGGGCATATGCGGCCCAAGCTTATTTACGCAATAGTTCTCCTGTGACGTATGTGCGCCTTTTGGGTCAGGCCGATGCCGATTATACCGTTGGTTCCGGCGAAGCCGGCTGGACGCAAACCAACGCGTGGGGTCTTGTTGTTTTCGAGCCTTCCGCGTCGCTAGGTACCGACAGCGGCGGCGATCGCTTTGAAGGCGCACTCGGCGCCGTCTTTTATGGTCCCGATACTGTAGACTTCCAACTTTCGGGTGCCCTAGCTCTGTCTGCCTCCACTCCCGGGGGGAGCCCGGGCGCTTCGGCTCTCAGTAAGCAAGGAGCCAGCTGGATTGTTTCGGATACGGGAACGCGCAAAGAGTTCAAAATGATTCTTACCGGTTCGGGCGTCGCAGGCGTAGGTACCAGCTCTATTACCTTTAACTTTGATCGATCGAGTCCTAACTATATTCGTAAAGTTTTTAGCACAAATCCTCAACTTACCAATACTGCTATCACCAACACGGCTAATCTTAAAAATTATTGGCTCGGAGAAAGCTTCGATCGTCATGTAGATGCCATTGTGACGAGCACCACGCAAACATATGCAAGCATCGTGCGTCTCACCAACACCACCAACGGTAGTGCAGGCCTACATCAGGCCTCTGTGACGGCAGCCGAGACACCCAACATTATTGCGTGCCGCACGAGTACGGACCCCACATCCCAAGCTCTGTTCAAGTTTGTGGCCCTTGGAAAGCCCGGCGACTGGACGAATAAAAATATCAAAATCTCAATTCAGGATATTAAGCGTTCCACCACCGATGATGATGATTACGGAACGTTCTCAGTGGTTTTACGTCACCTGAGTGATTCAGATAATGTGGTACGTATCATTGAGCAGTTTAATAATTGTAATCTTAATCCTAATTCTCTTAATTATGTTGCCCGTAAAATCGGCGACCTGGAAGGTACGTGGAACAACGACGAGCGCCGTTATCAGATTTCTGGTGACTGGCCTAACCGATCACAATATGTTCGTATTGTAATGAATTCAGACGTTAATGCGGCCCTTACATCCGCGGACCTTTTACCCTTCGGCTTTGTCGGGGTGGTGAAGTATCTGGACCAGAGCGGTCGTGGTGTAACCTCCGAACTAGGAGGCGAAGTAAATCAGTCAGATGTTGCGGGAACGTGGCTTACGGGTGCTGTCAATTTTGGCGGCGCCTCGGGCGCAGGTTACTGTGGTAATCTTTTCAAGGTCCGCGGAGCAACCCTGACTGCTTCGGTCTATATGCCTGTACCAGAACTTCGCGTTTCTGCTTCGGATGGCAACTTGGCTATTCCCAGTGATGCCTATTTCGGCTATCAGACGACGGAGACGGCCGGCGGAACTGTTTTTGCCCGGGCTAACATGGATTTGCTGCGCGCACGAGGGGGAATGGTAGGCTCTGGTATGTTTAGTCCTGTGAGTAATATTTCGGACCGCTCGATCACCTTTACTCTTGATGACGTCTCTGGCTCACAAGGGAGTTGGATTAGTGGATCGTTCACGAGGTCTACCACCGAGGGGTCTTTGACTCGCCGGAATGGCCTCATTGCCGGCGTTCTTGATGCGGGCTACGATCGCTTTACAGTACCAATGTACGGAGGGTTTGATGGTACCGACATCACTCAAATGGATCCGTTTGCCAATACGACGATAGCGAGCACTCCGACTGAAAAGACGAACTATGTCTTTAATTCCCTGCGCCAAGCGATTGATTCGATTGCCGATCCCGAAGTGGTTCAAATGAATCTGGCTTGTGTCCCGGGTCTTACCCAGGAAGGGTTGACCACCAATTTGATAAATCTGTGCGAGGATCGCGCTGATGCGCTGGCGGTCATCGATCTGCCGGATGCATTTACGCCCCGCGCGGAAAGTACTTCTCTAAGTCGTAACAATACGGCTACTACGGTTTCTACTTTAATTAGTGCTCTACGTAGTCGTGCACTAAACACATCATACGGGTGTACTTTTTATCCATGGGTCCGAGCCCGCGACACCATTAATGGAGCTTTCGTCTGGTTGCCACCATCGGTGGCTGCGCTTGGGACCTTTTCCAGTTCACAGCGAAAGACCCAGGTATGGTTTGCTCCGGCTGGGTTCAATCGCGGTGGCCTCACCGAGGGTGCCGCCGGAATCCCGGTGGTGGACGTAGCACATCAGTTGCGCCGACAAGATCGGGACGATCTCTATACGGCCAATATTAATCCAATCGCGAAGTTCCCCAATGAGGGTATCGTGATCTTTGGGCAGAAGACGCTTCAAGTGAGCGCATCCGCTCTTGATCGTATTAATGTGCGGCGCCTTATGATCTTTGTTAAAAAGCGCATCTCGCAGATCGCATCGCAACTGTTGTTTGATCCCAATGTACAGCAGACGTGGCAGCGATTCCTTTCGCAAGTCAATCCCTTCTTGGCCAATGTAAGGACCAATTTCGGACTGTCAGACTATAAGGTTATCTTGGATGATACTACCACTACCCCGGAGCTTGTTGATCGCAACATTTTGTATGCCCAGATTTATCTGAAGCCTACACGTGCTATTGAATATATTGCTATTGATTTCAACATTACGCGGACTGGAGCCTCATTTGCTGATTAAAACTTAAAGGGAAGGGCGGTTTTATTATTGCCCACTATTTAGAGTAGATCGTATTAGGAGATTATATCAATGCCATTCTGGACCAGCGCACTATCAGAGCCAAAACGAGCCCATCGTTTTTTGCTTCATATCCCCGGCCTAAAGAGCGAAAACGAGGGATATCAGTATGAACAGTATCTGGCGAAACTGTCCGGAAAGCCCGGTTATCAGATCAGCGAAATAACCCATAAGTTTTTAGGAAACAGCTATTACTATCCGGGAAGTGTGGAGTGGCAGCCTATCGATATTACTATTGTTAACGCGATTAGTCCCGATGGTAACAAGCTCCTTATGGACGCACTCGTTAATTCTGGTTATCTGATGCCTCCTACCCAGTTGGATGTTTTTAATAATCCTGCACAGGCTCCCGGTACGGTCAATAAGGCCAGTTCTGTTGAGGCTCTCGGCAATTTAGTCATTGAAGAGCTTAACGGCCAGGGCGGCTTGGTGGGCACGTGGGCCTTGTGGAATTCTTTTTTGACGAAGGCGGCTTTTGGTAATCTCGATTATTCTAGCGATGAAATCCTTAATGTTGAGATTGGAGTGCGGTATGATTGGGCTGAGTATACGCCTGGCCCGGCCATCGCCGCCGCCCAGGCTTCCTAATTAACAACAAGAAAGTAGGTAATGAGTGACAAAACGAAGAAATAATCTGGAGCGCACCCGACCTCCAGCAGCCGACTCCCCAGTTTCTACCCCTACCCCCAATCAATCCGCAGAAAGTCTTTTTTCCTTCGTAACTCCTACGGAGTTTGTGGAATTACCGAGCCGCGGCCGCTTCTATGCCGAGGAGCATCCCCTTTGTGGTTGCGAAACGGTTGAAATTAAACACATGACAGCAAAAGAAGAAGATATTTTAACTTCTCAAACATTGCTTAAAAAGGGATTAGCCATTAATCGGCTCGTGAGTTCGATTCTAGTCAATAAAGACATTAACCCTGATGATCTACTCTTGGGAGACAAGAATGCGATCTTAATAGCTGCCCGCATTAGTGGCTTCGGGCCCTTTTATAATGTTAATGCGACTTGCCCCGCCTGCAGAGAGCAACAGGAAACAGTTTTTAATTTAGAAGAAGTAGCCCCCAATTATGCCCAAGAGCTACCCTCTGACATTGAGGTGTGTGACGACGGTCGTTTTGTAGTAATTCTTCCCAATTCAGAGGTAACAATCACAGTTAAATTGCTCACCAGCCGCGACGAAGCGGAGCTTGCCCAGAAGCTAGAGACCAAAAAGAAGCTTCAAAAAGTAGAAGCCACCATCACAGATCTACTTAAGTCTATTATTGTGGGGGTTGAGGAGCACACTGACCCCTCCTCTGTACATAAATTTATAGAAATGATGCCGCTGAAAGATGTCAACTATTTACGAACCCAATATGACCAACTTAAACCAGATATGGATCTTAAGTTCGATTTCGAGTGTAGCTCGTGTAGCCATATCGGGAGGGTGGTAATGCCGATGACGGCGCAGTTTTTTTGGCCTCGACAGTAATTATCAAAAAGGGATCTACGAAGAGTTTTTTAGCCTTAAACAGTATGGAGGATGGTCGTTCGTCGAAATGTACAATCTTCCTATTGCCTTAAGACGATGGTTTTTGCAACGCCTCGTTAAAGAGTACAAGAAAGAGGCGGATCACTATGAAAAACAGGTTCAGCGTAAAAGATAGACGATTTTGGGTTTAAAACTATTTATAACTAGAGGAGCCCTTGACGATGCCCGCTGCTACGCTCGAAATTAATTTAAACCAGGTCCACCATCCCCTGGAAGAACGACTCAAACTTTATAATAAATTCGCAGGACAGCTGGAGCAGCTTTTGCTTTCTTTGTATCAAGCTGGTATGGATGTTCCTATTAATATCACGGGTACTTCCTCTCAAATAGATGCATTTACTAGAGCTTTAGCCGGCGAAAAGAGATATCTAGACTCCTATTTGAAGCATGGTCTTACCGATACACGTACCTTGGGCTCCCGCCACAAACTCGGGGGCGCCGTAAAAAAGTTTGAAACCGAGACAGGCCTAAGATGGCCTTTTAAGAATTAGGGGAAGTTAGATGGCAGAGACGATGACCCAGCAACAGCTTGAGCTACTTCGGAAGCAATTTAAGGACTTCCAGCAAGAGCTGAAAGAGCTTACCTTTCCTGCGGGGAAGATGCTTGAAGAGCTGAAAAAATTTAGCCAAGGAATGGCTGAGTCTTCGGCTACTTTGGTCGAACAAAAGCAAAAAATAGACGCCAACAAGGTCGCCCTCCAGCAACTGGTTGAAGCCGAAAAACAGGCGAAGAAAGCGCTCGATAAGTCAACCGAAGCCACGGAGCGTCACAACCAAATCAAAGCAGCTCGAATCGCCCTAGAAGAGGAAACCGACAAGCTTGTAAAAGATAGTGTTGATAGTATTAAAGACTTCGAAGAGGTCTTGGCGGCGCAAGAGGGTGTCTTAAAGAAAGCGACCGGCGCCCAAATTGCGTATGCAGAGGCATTAGAACTTCTCAAGAGTGGCGATGTGGCCGGCGCAAAGAAAAAGATGGCCGAAGGGGCCAAGGCCGTTGGAGAGTATACATCGAAAGTAGAAGAAGGAGCGGCGGCTTTCGGTAAATTCTCGAATACTCTCCTGAGTGTCGAGGGGCCCCTCGGTGAAATCGGTTCGCTCCTAAGGATGGGTACCGGGGGGCTCGCAGGAATGGCCGAGGGCCTCATGGAATCTGCGGCTAGCGGCGACTTGTACTTGAATATGGGCCTTAAGCTAGTCGATTTAAGTATGGACATGATTAAATACCAGCTTGACTTTGCAATCGGCCAGCACGATGCAATTGCTGAATTTCGCAAGGCAACCGGCGCGGGTACTGAATATAATGATATGATGAGGAAAGTGGAGCGCTCCAATTATCGGATCGGTGTTTCCATGGAGGACGTGGCCGGTTCCACCACGGCAATGAAAAATACCTTTACTGATTTTACATATTTGAGTAAGGACGTTCAAGCAGATCTGATAGAAACATCTACTCATTTAGAAAAAATGGGCCTCTCCTTTGGGTCACAAGCCCAGGTAATGCAGGTTGCAACCCAAAGCATGAATATGAGTGTGGCGGAATCTAAACAGCTCATGATCGATTTGGCCTCCACTGCACGTTCGTTGGGGATGGACATTGAGGAGGTTGGCTCTCAATTTTTAGAAAATAAAGAATTTCTTGTGGGATTTGGCGACGATGCGGGTAAGGTCTTCGAGGACATGGCCAAACAAGCCAAGGCTTTAGGCATGGAAGTCTCGACGCTTACGGGCCTCATGGATAAATTTAGTAGCTTTGACGAAGCGGGCCAAGCGGTGGGGCGTCTTAACTCAATTTTAGGCGGACCATTCCTAAACTCCATCGATATGATGAATGCTGCGTTTGAGGATCCAATTGAAGGTATTAAAATGCTTAAGGAAGGATTTGACCAAGCTGGGGTTGCGGCCGACAGTTTATCGCGTCCTGAATTACTAGCCTTTGCAGATGCATTGGGTCTGTCTGCTGAAGAAACTGCGAACCTTCTGGGTAAAAGTAATGAAGAACTAGAGATTCAAAGGATTAGACAGGAGGAGTTAGCAGAGCAAGCACGTCAAACACAATCTCTAACAGATCAGCTTACAAACGCTTTCCAGGGCTTGTATGTTCAACTGGGCCCCATCATCGAAGAGAAGGTTGTTCCCTTTATCGGGTATTTGGGAACCATGATGGAGCTCTTCAGTGGTATTATACAGAGTAAAGAGGGGATGGTGGCTTTCTTCACGGCCGTTGGTGCCATTATGGGAGCAGGAATTGCCATCGTTGTAGGAATGGCTATGGCCATGGCTGCTGCTGCAATCGCTTCCGTGGCGGGCGCCCCGGCCGGCAGCGCAGCGATCGGCATTCTGGGTGCGATTTTGCCCACCATGGCTGCAATTGGGGGCGGCGGCGCAGTCCTCGGCCGGATCGCGGGTGCAAAGCTCGCATCAGTAGGCGAAGGCGCCGCAAAGGAAGAAGAGGAGAGCGAAGAGCCGCGCTTCCAACACGGAGGCACCGTCAAGGCCTCTACAGTCGCTATGGTTGGCGAAGCTGGTCCTGAAATGGTTGAACTTCCGGGCGGAAGCCGCGTGACGTCTGCGCCGGCCACTCAGCAACTAACTCATGCTATTAATACTTTATCACGTAAACTTGAGAGTGGCGGAGGGGCTGGATCCACCGGCCCAATTCAACTTTCTGTATACATTGGCCAAGATAAAGTAGATGAGATAGTAGTTAAAGCATTAAACTCCGATACGGCGCGGAACCAGATGTCGCCGTACGCGAATGTATAGGGAAAATGGATAGATGGCATTAACTTTTGCTCCGTCGTTAAGAAACGCAGGATTCTTTCAGATTGAAATCACGCATTTGCCAACCGCTCATGGAGAGGGGAATGAATCGCTTTCCTTCGAAGGGTGGGTTACAGAGTTCAGTGATGATTTTACTTCCACCTGGAATGCTGAAACCGTTTATGGGCGCATGGATCCTCTTGCTACTTTTCAAAACACGAGCCGAAAAATTAGTTTGGCGTTTGATGTGGTGTCAGATAATAGTGCGATCGCCGAGCGTAATCTTGGCAAAGTTAATCGCCTTATTGAATTTCTCTATCCTGTGTACGCACGAGAAGTAACGGAGAACACTCGTGACCTTCAAAATACTTTGAAAGCGTCCCCCCTGTGGGGACTTAAATGGACCAACCTTATTGCAACGCCTCATACAAATCGATTTTTAGTTGGCTATGTTGAAGGATTTAGTTATGCGCCCGATATGGAGATGGGCGGCTTTTTGCGGGGCGATTACGTGGCCATCCAGGGCCGCGAAGTCGCGGACGAACAGGGCGACCAGGCCCGCGCATCGGGCGTAGGCCATGGCGCGCCGATTGAAGGGGACGAAACAGGGACGTATCAGACGACGCGGTCGAGAGGAGTTGTTAGGAATCAGTATATTCCCAAAGTACTTAATATTTCATTTAACTTTACTGTTCTGCATACTCACTTGCCCGGGTGGTTTTACAAGGACGGCAGATATGTTTTTGGTTCCGACGACATTGATGGCAAGTTCCCCAATGCGAGTTTGCAGCCCAGCATGCTCTTGAGCCAGCATGTAGAAAGAGAGGTTAACTCGGAGGGTGAATTAGTTAATCAAACTATTTTAAGTGGCTCGGTCGAGGAGATGAACCAAGCGGACGTTTTAGAGGGGCTAACTGAATGAGTGTACGTTTTAGTAATCGTCGTATCTTGCTCAACCAAGAAGAAGAATATGAGAGATTTTTCAAACGGCGCCATATTTCCTCCATTCGACAATGGAGCACCGGCCGCCTTTACTATCCTACTGTCTCCGACCTCCGCGCCATTACGCGCAATCAGCATATCTGGAAGGCTGGAGATAGATATTATAAGTTAGCCATTCAATATTATGGGCAAGCTCAATATTGGTGGGTCATAGCTTTGTTTAATAAAAAACCCACAGAGGCCCACTTAAGAGTCGGCCAGAGTATTTCCATCCCGATGCCCCTACAGGCTATTTTGAGAGTTTATGATGGATAAAGAAAAGAGAGGATGAAAAGATGGGTGCACAAGCATATTTGGACAGGGACGTTGAGTTATTATATGATCTGATGAGAAACTATTATGAAATTCAGACTTTTGAAGATGCTTATGAGCAGTTTTTTTCGCCTGACTATTGGGCCAAGTTCGGCGCTGCGGCAGTCAAGACGGGTACGAAGAACAAGATTTCGTCGGCCGATCCTACTGCCGCCCTCTTAGCAATCGGCCCTGGCCCCGGAGGGGGAACGATTGCTGTGGAGGGCTCCGGGGACAACGCGACACCCGTCTCGGGCCGTGGTAGCTATTGGCGCCATACTTTTACCATATTCAAAAAAATTGGATTAATTTCGTGCCTTAACCCGCGCCGGTTTTCTGTTTATCAGATTCCGATGCCCACTGGCTGGTCCAACCCTTTCGACGGCGACGCTTGGAAGTGGAATAAGGACGCTTATAAAAAGATTTATTGGAATTTGCAGGAAAATGCTCCTAGTTCAAAGTCATGGGACAAAAACCATCCGCCCCCTGTCAAGCTTGAGGGGACGACGGGGGGGTACGGCAGAGTTCGTCTTGTCTATAGCGATAACTATGACGGAGGAGATTATGAGGCCATAAATCTCCACTGCAAGGATGGGATGTATTTTGTGTCTCCTCATATCTTAAATGTTATCGCTCGCAAGGGAGTCTTCCTGCGCGATATCGGCAAGGAAAAGGGTAATTCGTCACTGACCCAGCGCGGCCAGAGTTTCTGTGACCTATACTACGACCTAATGATGATGTTGTATAGTTTGTGTACAATGCATCCCGACTTCACGGCAAACAAATCAAAGCAAAGTGACAGCAAAAATAATATAGGCTTTATAACGCCGCTGGACGGAACGAACAGCCGGTGGACCAGGGGCACCGCGAACCCCAAGACCGGCGCGATGCTTCGAGACGGCATGGATAATCATATCTATTATAAAGCAGCGATGTTCGTCAAGGATTCGAAGACTACGATCGCACACCTAGACAATCCCAGAGGTCACCCCGACGCGTTAACAGCCGGCAAGACCTACATGTGGCTCGACAGTGACATGCGGAAGAAGTATGAGTGTGAATTCTTATTTGAGGGCGGCTCCGGTCGCAACCAGGGTGGCAACGGGATCCCCGGCATTGAAAACTACAAGAAAGCTACAGTTGTGTTTGCCATTTGGGGGAAGCTCCCTGGAGGCTGGTGGTTGAATAATAGCGCGTCGTCCCTTCAAACCTGGATGAAAAAGTATGTTGACGGAGAACCCCCGGCCGGAAGCCTGTCCGGAGGCGGCAATGAAGTAAACAAGATTCATGCCAAGATCATGGCCATCATTAAGTCGGAGATCGGGATTCTCGACGTTGAGACCACAGATTCGGTGGTCGGCATGCTGGGCCCCAAGACGAGCAGCGGATACTCGACAAAGAAGTCGGTGTATGGCACCTACAACATGTATCTCAAAAATCGCAACGACCGTCTGAACGATATTATTGCATTTTTTGGTGATTCTAAAACGAGCACGTTCGTGGCAGACATCCAAGATCCGGAAGCCGCCGAGAAATCAGAGGAGATAACTGGTAGAAACATCTTTGAGGATGCCCAGACCGCGGCGAACAAGGCACGCCATGCGCTAACCCCCACCGATGTTCAGTGTTTGTTGCTCGAACACATCCGTGCCTTATCGGTTTCTCACATCCCCCAGTACAAGCACCTTATTCGGCTTGACACCAATAAAGAGCCCGCCCTGGTTCAAAATAGGCTTGAACACAAGATGGAGCCCGACGAGGTAAAAGCTTTTCTTCAAATGTGCCCCGATCTTCAAGGATCTATCGTCCCTTATCTCAGGCTTTACCGCGTTGACTATGATAAATTTGGAAAAATAATCGGGGACGAGAAGGAATTTCGCATTCCTAATTTTATATTAGATAACGATGTAACTCAAATTATGGAGGGGAATCGCGGCCGCGTCCCGGGTGCTGGTATTAAATCGTTTACGTGGAGCCTCGACGGCATCCAACCGGCTGAGGTAGATAACAATATTAGCGCTACACTCGACATGTATTTTCAGTCGGTAGCGGATTTTTTCCAAGGATCTATGCAGGCGGGCGGCAAAAGAACGTCCTTTTTGGATCTGGTGATATCATCGCCAGGATCGAGCGCCCAGTCTCTGGCCGACGCGAAGCCTAAAGGTGACGACCCGAAGGCAAAAGCGCCCAAGAGCAAAAGCTGTTTAGACCAGCACCTTACGCGGGACTACACGGGCGCCAATTATCGTATCAAAGTAGTAGCGGGATGGAGCGCTCCCGACGGACTGGAGGACCTCTATGTTCAATTGGGGAAAGAACGTGCCGAGGCCCTGGGCCGAGCCATCGCGAAAAGTAAAAAAGTTTTATTTCTCCAGCAGACGCGTCACGAATTCGATTTTAATCAAGACGGCAGTCTGAGTCTTTCTATTAAATATCAAGCTAGCCTCTCCGGGATGCTCACCGGCCGCACATCTAACATTTTTGCTACATCATCCGAGAGCATCAAAAAAGACATCGCTGCAAAGGAAGCCGAGGTCGAAGAGCTAGGCGACCGCGCCGCCAAGAGTAAAGGTGGCCAACGCGCAGTGGAGGCTGCCCTCAATGAGTTGAAGCGACTGCGCGGGGAAGATAAATTGATAAAATATCGCAAGCTTTTGCGCGGTCTTTTTGCTAGCAAAAAGATTTATAATTTAGCGATTGATAAAAAAGAGTTTGCCCTTCCTCAATGGGCCCAACTGACAGGCAAACAACGCGCCCGGAGAGCCATGCGCAAACAAGCGGTTGCCCTAGAGGTTACGACTGGAGGGGGGCCCGAGAATACCGTCGTATTGGATTCGGTGGCCAAGGCGATTGCTACTCAAGGCTCCACCGCCGACGCCGCGTCCGCGACTTCGACAGCACTCATCCCGAAATATGACCTACTGGCCAAAGACCCCGGCGCGATTACTACCATCTCTTATTTTTATTTAGGAGACTTACTAGACAACGTATTAGAACAGATAAAAGCAAATCAAGACGGCCAACCTCTTGACTTTCAGTTCTTCCTTTCCGAAGTTGAGATGATTGACCCTCTTCAAGCGATGAAAATAAAAAATATGGATGATATTTTGAATTCGGGCCAATCACTCTCCTCTATGGCGTTCCTAGATGCTCTTGCGGCGTCCGATCCCGCCGCCTTTTCAAAGACCATGGGGGTCACACAACTTATGAATATCGGAGATATTCCCATTTCTCTAGACGCCTTTCAGATTTGGTTTAAGGATAAGGTGATTAAAAAAGATCTTGATAACTATTATTTCCTTCATTTTGTCAAAGATTTGTGCGCTGATCTTATTTCAGGAGCATTGAAGTCAAAGTGTTTTGGACCAGATGTTCAGTTTATTCAACGTTTTGATGCACAGCCCATATCGCTTAGAAAGGGGTTCGAAGCAGCTCCGCTCGTTCCCGGAGGTCTGATGCCCGTTACGGGAATGACGGGCTTAAGCACCCTTATACAGGCCTCCGATGAGATCACCTCTCCTAAGAAGCTAACTTTGGGGGTGGTGCTCTTTTCTACCGATTCGAGGCCCAAAGACTTAACAGGAGACTATGCAACCGACATCCAGCAAGGGGTTTACCATCACTATCTTGGAAGCCCCTGTGGGCTCGTTAAAAGCATTAAATTTAATCGAGAAGAGCAGCCCATGTTACGGGAAGCTAAAATTCAAAAAAAGGGCGCCCTCGGCGCCGAACAACTCCGCGAACTCTATTCAGCTACATTAGAGCTTTATGGTAATACTCTGTATAAGAATGGTAACTTTGTTTATATTAACCCCATGTTAATGGGAGCAACCCAGAAACAACTTACTACCCTAGGACTTCATGGTTATTATCGTATAACCAAGGTTGAATCAAAGATAAGCGAAGCGGGGTTTGATGTATCTATAAAGGCTCTCCTGGAGGGAACCGAATTCTGTGACACCAAGCTGATGGCCCCCGAAACCTATGGCGGAATCAGACCCGAAGAAGAGATCTGGTATCCGCCTGGGTCGACTGGAGGTGGCGCCTCGGGCGGCGGCGGAGGGGGCGGATCCCGAGAGGATCCGGGCCATGGGCTGGTCACCATGCTCGACCGGTTCGCCAAGGACGTCGGCAACTAAGCTATGGCCTTTAAAAAGATCGAGCGCGCGGCCGCACTGATAGAGGTGGGGGAGAGCGACCTAGAAAATCCTTACGGGAGCAATTCGATCCCTCCCCGGGGCAAGTGGCACCAACGTTCATTATATAATCAACTTCTATACCCCGAATCGTTACCCGAACCTTTGGATACATGGTACGGCAAAATATATTATGGGCGCATAGATCCACAACAAAATATTATTATTCCTAAAACAAAGTATGTGTCTTCACTGGGCGCCGCCGCCACGTTTGGTTTGCGGATTAATGAAATTGTGGGGAATAATTTTATAGGCTTCGTGAGACATATGCAAAATGCCAAGGCGGTGGGGGTCCTTCAAACGGACGATGCCAACAGCTACATTTATGATCCCAAGGCATATGAAGGCTATGTTAATCCCTCCACTCAATATGATAGTTATATAAAACACCTTTTTGAGTCGTTTAAACAAGCCGTCTCTCCGGCGCAGGAAAATCGCATAGTAGATTTTGCTTCTTTTGTGCCTATATTTACACAGTATTTATCTACGGTTGCAAAGCACTCCCCCATTACTCAAAGCGCTTTTGTTCTGACGCGACTCTGTAACCGGTTCGGGAGTGGTCTTAGTATAGCCATTGCGAGGGGCAAACCCGATGAAGATATATATAAATATCGTGAATTTCTTGCAGACCCTAACTTTCCTTTTTATGTGCGTTGTGCCAAAAAATATGGATTTCTGGTAAACAAAAATGCCCCATGGGTCCTGACGGCTGATCTGTTTACAACTGCCTTTTTGGAGCGAATGGGCTACTGGCACACCGAAGATTACCAATTTCTTGATGAAAAGAATTTTTTCCCTTATTATTTCGAGCGTACCTCTAACACCGACATTGGGATACTTAAAAAGTTTTTAGTTAATGCCTACAATATGTTCGACCAACACCGGCCATGGCGTAAAGATTTAAGTTTCACCCTTAACCCGACCTGCCTGAGAGCGCAGACGAAGATCAAGCGCCCCGGGATCCCTCCCGGCGAAGAAGGCCTTAAAATGGTAGATACTATTTTGACGGACAAATATTTGCTTAACCTTTATATTGACTTGCGTAGTATAGAAACTAAAAAGCCATTTCGGATTAGTAAAAAGTTTCGATATGACGCAGCTGATGCATATCGAACGCCTCGCATTGCAAGTCTTTCTAAATTGCAAAATGCTGCGCGGTGGGTGGGAGAACAGTTTCGGGATTATATCTATTTTGACAACTATCCTTTTTATGCATCGATGGAAGGCTTGCGATTTATGGAAGAAGGGCTTGACAAAACGAATCAGTCTGATACAATGGAGACTGAAGATACTCTAGCGCCTCCTATGGGAAACGGCGACAGTAACGACTCATATTAAAAAGGAAGCACTTTGATTTTTCAAGTACTGGATTCGAAGACAGACTGTATAGGATACTACACCGACAATGCCATACATACCAGGGACCCTCTCCCATACTCGGGAAAGACGTGGGACTTTTCCCCTCACTTGTTGGGCAATCAGTATGAGTTGGCGCGTTTGTATGCGAAAGGCACCACTCTCACAGACGTATGCCCGTCGCGGTTGCAGCCTGAATGGGAAAAAATTAAGCAGGAATTGAGAGCCTATCTTAAGGCGTTCCAAACCGCTCGAATCCTAAGCGATGAAAACTGCTTCTATGACATACTACCAGAGTACTTTTTATTTCAGTATTTGGCAGTGAAGAATAAAATTACGGAACACGTATTGGATACCCACCCCCGGCCACGAAATTATGACTCTATGTATAATTTGGTGAAGATGCTCGCCGACATCCGATCGCGCCAAATGAGGATCGATATAAGGCCGATCCAGCACTTACTCAGCTCCGTGCGGGGAAAGAATTTTTATCGTACTTTGCAAAGCGTGAAACATGTGTGTGATTATAACCCATGGGGGACCGTAACCGGTCGCTTGGCCACAAATCCCAACAGCTTCCCCCTCCTCACAATGAACAAGGAGTTTCGCGCGTGTATAAAACCAACGAACGACTGGCTGCTGGAACTAGATTTTAACGCGGCAGAGTTGCGGGTGCTGTTGGCGCTTGCTGGTGTTGAGCAGCCAAAGAACGATATCCATAACTGGAATGTAAAGAACATTTTTGATGGTAAGTTGACTCGCGAAGAGGCCAAAGTAAAAACCTTCGCATGGTTGTATTCTGCCAAGGAAAACAAGGACCTACAGCGTCTTTATAATAAGGAGTTGGTGCGAAATAAGTATTGGAATGGCTTCAAAATTGAGACAGATTATGGTAGAATTATAGAGAATGTAGATGAGCACCACGCGCTGAATTACATCGTTCAAAGCACCACCATTGATATGGTGCACGAACAGGCTTATAAAGTTTACGAGCTTTTAAAGGGGAGGAAAAGCCACATTTCATTTCTTATTCACGATGCGGTGTACATCGATCTGGCCGAGGAAGATCGGTACGAAATCTTAAATTTACTTGACACCTTTAAGAAAACGCGTTATGATCTATTCAAAGTGAATGTTTCGGTGGGGAGAACCCTGGGAGAAATGAAGGCTCTTAAGTTATGAAAAAGCATTATTATAAACTTGTTCGAGATCGAATTCCGGAAATAATTGAAGCCGACGGAAAAGTGTGCGAAGTTTATCGCGCCAGCCCAGGCGGTGAATTGCGTGGATATGGACTTATGAAGCTTCGGGAAGAGGTCCAAGAATTTGTGGAGAACCCCTCGGCAGAAGAAGCCGCAGATATTCTTGAAGTTTTGACTTTTATATGCGACCGTGAGGGGATTACTCCGGGCGCCATTAAGGCCGCGCGCATCTCAAAGCGCGTAAGCAGGGGTGGCTTTGATATGGGCATGATTTTGGGATGGGTAGAGGAAGAATGATAATTTTGGGCCTAGGCACCCCCGGAACCAATGTAGCCCAGGTGTTTTCTAAATACCCTCAGTATACCACCTATAGCATTGATACCCATAAAAGTGCAGATATTACTATCAAACAAAGAAACAGTCATGAGGAATACGATAAACATTTTCCTTCTCTCAAGCGCAAATTAAACTTTGCGGATGAGGAGGTGTGCATAGTGGTCTGCGGTGTAAGTCAAATCTCGGGTGGGGTGCTTAGATTATTAGAACAAATTAAGAATAACCGACTCACTGTTCTTTATATCCAGCCGGATCTGACACTAGCAAGCGAGGTACAGAAAAAACAAGAGCGTGTAGTGCGCAACGTGCTTCAGGAATATGCCCGCTCTGGGCTCTTAGAGCGTATCTATTTGGTAGATAATGTCCTCTTGGAAAGGGGGATTGGCGACGTGCCGATTCGTGGTTACTATAATATACTCAATCAGGCTATTGTTAACACCCTCCACATGGTTAATGTTTTTATGAACAGCGCCCCTGTTATTGGTAATTTTATTGAGCCTGCCTCCGTTAGCCGCATTGCGACATTGGGGATCCTTGACGTTGATGAAGAAAAAGAAAAATGGTTTTATAGCTTGACACGGCCGAGGGATGTGGTATACTATTATGGTATTGGGGATGAGGACTTGAAACAAGACGGTAGCCTGTTCCGTAAAATTACGGACTATGTTAAGGCGCAAGTCGCCGACGATGTTAATATTTCATATGGTGTTTTTGAAACAAGCTATGACCAAAAATATTGCTATTGCATTAAGTATTCATCTATGGTACAATCGTTCATAGAACTACTAGACGATCAGGATATTGGCTGATCGTACTTTAGCCCAACTATAAGGAGATAAAAAATGGGTATTAATTTAGACAAGATGAGAGAAAAGCTCTCGTCACTACGTGGAGACGGTAACTCAAATGACACTTTTTGGCGCCCCGACGACGGGGACCAGACTATTCGAATCGTTCCGACGGCAGACGGCGATCCCTTCAAGGAGATGTGGTTTCACTACAACATCGAGAAGGGCGGCTTTCTGTGTCCCAAGCGCAACTACAGCGACGAGTGTCCTGTATGTGAGTTCGCCTCACAGCTGTGGCGCGAGGGAGTCGACAACAACGACGACCACAGCAAGAAGACTGCAAAGTCTCTCTTCGTGCGACAGCGCTTCTTCAGCCCCGTGATGGTCCGCGGTGAAGAAGAGAAGGGCGTGCGTGTGTGGGGTTACGGCAAGACTGCCTACGAGAACCTCCTAACGCTCGTGCTTAATCCGGAGTATGGTGATATCACCGACACCGAGACGGGTACCGACCTGCAGATGACCTACGGAAAGCCTCCGGGCGCTTCCTTCCCCCAGACAAAGCTCGTGCCTCGACGCCGATCGTCCCCGCTCTGCGAGGACCTGACGCCTGAGAAGTGCGCAGAGCTTCTTGACAGCATTCCAGATTTCACTGGATTGTTCGAGCGAAAGGCGACCAGTGATGTCCAGACTATTCTCGACACTTTCGTTAACGCACAGGTTGATGATCCCGAGACGGTTAGTAGCGAAACCGAGAAGTATGGAAAGACCACAGATGGCGAAGCTAACGCTGTTGATGCGGCTTTCGCAGAGCTAGGCGCTCTTTAATATCCCCCCCACAGGGAGGCCTAGGGTTACCAGGGGTCTCACAATAGAAAGGAAGAGTTATGACTACTGATACAAGCCGTCTAGAACAACTGATTACCATTCTTGAGGAAACTCGGGACGATCACGACAAGTTCTTCAGCAACGGAAACAATGCTGCTGGAACCCGTGTTCGTAAGGCAATGCAGGAAGTAAAGACGTTAGCACAGGAACTCCGTACCGAGGTCCAAGAGACCAAGAATTCGGGTTAAACTCTGACAGCCGCAGGGAGGCCCGGGGATACAGGGGTCTCAAATTAAAAAGGAAAAAAAGTGGAAAACATTGTAGAAACATTAAAAGAGTTGAATGTGGGATCGGATGATTATGTGTATCTCAACTATGAAGATAGCGCAGAAGTGTGGCACATTTCTGACGACTATATTGAGGGTGCCCTGAGGGACACCGACACAGTTGGAATGCTAGCGGCCCTTTTGGCCACGCCGGGTATCACGGTATTATCGCGTTATGAAGAAGATATTCTGGGTACAATGCGAGACGAAGGACTGTTGGAGGACTATGATCGAGCCGATTGGTTTGAAGACTATCTCGCCGAGAAGATTCAACAGGAAGCTTATCAATATGATTTGCTCACCATTTCTACGGAGCGACATGATCATAAGCGCGGCACCTGTGAGATTTCTTCAAACGTCAAGGTTCTTGCGGGCGAGCTATATCAGCTCGGGACTGCGGCTGATTCTTTCGTTGCCGGCTTTGATATTGTAATTCAGACCAACGCTGGCACTCTTACGCTAGCTTGAAGAATACAGAAAGGAAACGGATTCAATGGCGAAGAGTAAATCAAAAGCCGGCAAGATTTCAATTGACGGCTTAAGAACTCTTATCAATAAGACCTCGGGCCTGGAGGTAGCCCACAATTTAAACAAAGCTAACCCAACAGAAGTAAAAGAATGGATCCCAACTGGCTCGCGCTGGCTGGATTCTATTGTTTGTAGGGGCCAGCTTGGCGGCATTCCCATCGGTAAGTTCACAGAGATTGCCGGTCTGGAGTCAACTGGCAAATCGTTCATGGCCGCACAGATTGCCGGCAATGCCCAGAAGATGGGAATGACCGTTATCTATATGGACTCCGAGTCAGCAATTGACCCGGGCTTTCTTGAGCGCGCCGGGTGCGACATAGATGAACTTATCTATGTTCAGGCCCAGTCCGTTGAGCATGTGTTGGAAACCATTGAAAACGTTTTGAAGTCCGGGGCCGAAAGAACCTTGTTCATCTGGGACTCGCTGGCTATGACCCCAACCATTACGGATGTGGAAGGAGACTTCAATCCTCAGTCCACCATGGCTATGAAGGCACGCATTCTGTCAAAGGGAATGTCTAAGTTAACTATCCCCATCGCGAATACCAAGTCTGCCTTCCTGGTTCTCAACCAGTTGAAGACTAATATCCCACAGGGACCGAACGCACGCATCGTCGCAATGACGACTCCGTTCATCACCCCCGGCGGCAAGGCTATGCATTATGTATATTCTCTACGGGTGTGGCTCACCGGCCGCAAGGCGAAGTCTGCTTTCATCGAGGATGAGAGTGGTTTCCGCATTGGCTCCGAGGTTAAGGTTAAACTTGAGAAGTCCCGCTTCGGAACGCAGGGGCGCAACTGTGCCTTCAAGATTCTGTGGGGCACCGACGCTGTGGGCATTCAGGATCAAGAGAGTTGGCTCGAAGCTATCAAGGGCTCCGACAATCTCAAGCAAGCAGGCGCATGGTTCTCCCTAGTCTACAAGGACGGCACTGAAGAGAAATTCCAGAGCGCTCATTGGACTTCTAAATTGGAAGACAAGAAGTTTAAGAACCGAGTGCTTGAGATTATGGATGAAGAGATTATTCGTAAGTTCGACACGCGCGAGGGCAGCGCTGAAGATTTCTACGACGTAGATAGCAAATAAGACTATTTATTATACGTCCACGAGGAGAAACAGTGATGAGCAAATATTCCCGTTATAACAGCCACCAGTTAATTATGGAGAACTGGCGCAGGTATCTAGCTGAAGAGGAGGACCCCCCCTCCAACCAGGCCGCGTCGCCCGCATCAGGATTGCAGATAACGGATCAAACAAGTTTTAAAGTATTTGACGGAAAGCCAGAATTAGCCTTGCAAGTAATAAATGAGCTACTTCGAGGCGGCGATTTGTTTAAACAGTTACAGGCTGCACAGGGAGACTACCCCAGTGACTTCGAAAAACTGAAAAAATGGGTCGCTTCTATCGGGGGCCCCGAAGTGTTTGCCAAGCGCGCCGCCGCCATTGGTGCAAAAATTCCCGATAAGGGTCTCCCCAAAAGCGAAATGCCTTTTCTTCCGGGTCCCGACGATGCGGTTGGAGATGTTAAAGATGTGGAGGATGCGTTAAAGCCCGGCGGCAAGTACAACGTCGATATGATAGAGCGCGCGGATGCACCGGGCCCCAATAGTTTTATAGGAATGGACTCAGAGGAGGCCAAAGCCTTTATGACAGGAGGCCATGCCGAGAAAGATGGGGACCCTAAAGACGATGATCTCGGAATTGTAAGGCAGGGCCAGTTCGCGGCGGCGAAGGGGATCCCCACACAGACCAATATTCTTTTGCCCAAGGCTTTGGGGATGGCTATTAATGGCGTCGCGGGTGGCATGCTCGGCGCTTATGCCTCCATGGAGGGTCATATATTGGATGGGCATCATCGCTGGGCCGCGACTATGTTAAACAACCCTACGGCTCAAATCGGAACTTTTGCCATGATCGATTTAAAAAAGCTCGGAGCCGTCCGGACACTACAATATTTGACAGCCATCGGCAATGCTCTCGGAAACAAGACCAAAACGGCATAAGCTCAAACTAAACCCTTGACTTCGAAGCTCCTGTGAGGTATACTCATAGGAGCTTCATACATTAGGGGAGACAGTGAAGAACCAGAGATATATAGAGTTCGCCAAGAGAGTGGCGGAACAATCGAATTATGGAAAGTTTAGACACGGAGCCGTCCTTGTAAAGGGTAGCTCCGTTCGTAGTATTTCCTGCAATAAGCACCGACATTGTAGTTTCGGTGCAAGATTTCGCCGAGAGGGTCATGGCGAGGCTACCCTCCACGCAGAGTTGGGTGCCATTCTAGGGATGGCCCGCTCGACTACACGGGGGTCAGACGTTTACGTCGCCCGTATCAACAGAGAAGGAGAGGCTCGCATCAGCAAGCCCTGTCCTATGTGCGAAGCCGCCATGCGTCATGTGGGTGTGCGTCGCGTCTACTATACCAACGAGCATGGTAAGATTGAGAGCATGCGTCTATGAAACGCGTAATGATTGTCGACGCGCTCAACGCCTATTTCAGGGCCTTTATCGTCAACCCCAGCCTCTCGGTCCACGGACAGCCCATCGGTGGCTTAAAAGGCTTCCTAGGCATCTTACAGAAGCTCTGTCGCGACATTAAGCCCGACACTGTGATGATCATCTGGGACGGCCCCGGCGGCAGCCGTAAGAGACGCGAGCAAAACAAGAACTATAAGGAGGGCCGAAAGCCCATCCGAGTCAATCGACAGACCGACCTCACCGACGAGCAGCAACGCGCCAACATGGCGTGGCAGCAGCTGCGTCTGATGGAATATCTTAATGAATTGCCTGTCGTTCAACTTCGATTCGATGAGGTTGAGGCCGATGATGTTATTGCCTATGCTACCCAAGTCGAACAATTTAAGGGATGGCAAAAGGTTATTATCTCTAGCGACAAAGATTTCCTCCAACTCTGCGATGATGAAACAGTTTTGTTTCGTCCCATTCAAAAAAAGGTTCACACTAAGCTGAATATAGTGGAGGATTTTGATATTCATCCTCGCAATTTTGCTATGGCTAGAGCAATGGCCGGCGATCCCTCTGATAATCTCAAGGGAGTTCCCCGCGCTGGCCTAAAAAGTATTTCAAAAAACTTGAAATTTCTTAGGGAAGATAAGGACGCGTCTTTGCAGGAGATTTTTGATTTTTGCCTGAAGAGCGATTCAAAAGCTAAATTTTTCACCAACGTTTTGGAGTATAGAGATGTAATTATAGAGAACTATAAATTGATGCAACTGTATGCCCCCGCGCTTTCGTTGCAGTGTCGCGAGAAGGTGCATTATTCATTGGATAATTTTGAATATGAGTATAATAAAACCGAGATTATTCGTATGATGAATCAGGATGGCTTCGGGGTGTTCAACTGGGACGATTTACATGCCACAATGAATAGAATTTGTGTTGACAAAGCACTCAGGAGATAGTAATATTAGCCATGAGGGAAGCTATGAAATTAAACGGTGAGCCCGTCAACTTCTCAAAGTACGGGAAGTCCTTTCAAGAAAAGTTGTGCATGGTAATTTTGGATGATCGTGCATTCGCAGATCAGATCGAAGAAGTATTAGATGTAAATTTTTTGGAACTCAACTATCTTAAGTTATTTTTAAATAAGGTATTTTCTTATCGTAAGAAATATGGGGTTCATCCATCGCGTGATATCATGAAGACTATTCTGCGTTCGGAGCTAGAGAATGAAAACGAACTGACCGCCAAACAAACGCGCGAGTTCTATGTTCGCAGTCAAATCACCAACCTCACCGATGTGGAGTATATCAAGGACACGTCCTTGGATTTTTGCAAGAAGCAGAATCTCAAGTCCGCGATGGTTAAATCAATTGGACTTCTTCAGAGTTCTTCGTTCGATGAGATATCCCAAGTTATTAACGATTCTCTTAAATTAGGAATGAACAACGATGAAGGCTATGATTATAAAAAAGATTTTGAAGAACGATTTAAGCCTCGATTCCGTAATCCGCTAACAACTGGGTGGCCCCTCATTGACAATATTTGCAAGGGAGGTTTGGGCCAGAAAGAATTGGGGGTTGTGATTGCCCCCACTGGCGCCGGTAAATCCATGGCACTTGTTCACTTGGGCACCCAGGCCCTCAAGGCCGGCAAGACGGTCGTGCACTACACACTTGAGCTTCAAGATATGGTAGTGGCATCACGCTATGATTCTTGTCTTACCTCCATCCCTCTGCAAAATCTCGGCACCTTTAAAGAAAAAATTTATGAAGAAGTACAGGATATTAAAGGGAAACTTATTGTAAAAGAATACCCTACCAAGACGGCCTCTACTCAAACTGTGCGCAACCATTTAGAAAAGCTGCGCATGCGCAATATTGATGTAGATATGATCATTATTGACTATGGAGATCTGTTGCGTCCGGTTCGATATCTTAAAGAGAAGAGGAACGAACTCGAATCTATTTACGAAGAGCTACGCGCTATTGCATCCGAATATAAATGTCCGGTGTGGACGGCATCCCAAACCAATAGATCGGGGTTAAATGCAGAAGTCATCACAATGGAATCAATTTCCGAAGCTTTCAATAAGTGTTTTGTCGCTGACTTTATCTTTAGTATTTCTCGAACCATTGAAGACAAGGCAACCAACGGGGGTAGGATGTTCGTAGCCAAGAATCGAAATGGTCCGGACGGCATTGTCTTTCCCATATTTATGGATACTGGCACTGTATGTATTAAGGTATTGGAACCTTGCGCAGAAGATGAATTGGTAGAAGTAAGTGCTAAAAAACAAAAAGAGAATTTGGTTGAGAAATATAAGAAGTTCAAAAAGAATAACGGAGGCTAGGTGATGTTTGGTGAAAACGAAGTACGAGTCGCGACTCGTGAATATTTTGGTGGTGATGAATTAGCGACTAATGTTTTTATGACAAAATATTGTTTGCGCGACAAGAAGGGGAACTTTATGGAAAAGACCCCTGACGATATGCACAAGCGCCTCGCCAAAGAGTTCGCGAGAGTGGAAGACAAGTTCATTACTCGCAAATCAAACCATCTTACAGAGGAAGAGATCTATTCTCACCTTAAAGACTTCAAGTATATTGTACCCCAAGGCTCCCCCATGATGGGGATAGGAAATGATTATGTTAATGTATCTTTATCTAACTGTGTGGTTGTCGACAATCCACAGGATAGTGTTTCGTCCATTGTGGACGCTGGCAAAGACCTTGCTAACTTGTTTAAACGTCGGTGTGGGGTTGGCCTTGATATTTCTGATTTGCGCCCCGAGGGTGCTCCCGTTAACAACTCTGCTCGCACTACTACTGGGGCTTGGAGTTTTGCTGATTTCTATTCATATATTTGTCGTATGATTGGGCAGAATGGGAGGCGTGGGGCTCTCATGATTTCCATGGATATTCGCCATCCCGATATTGAGAAGTTTGTAAAGATGAAAAAGGACCTCACCAAAGTTACGGGAGCCAATATCTCTGTAAAGATAACGGACGACTTCATGAGGGCAGTCGAAAACGACGAGTCCTTTGCTTTGCAGTTTCCCGTTGAATCAGATACTCCCGAATATGTGAGTGATGTAGGGGCGCGTTATCTGTGGGGAGCTATCATTGATGCGGCCACACAGACGGCGGAACCCGGGCTGCTCATGTGGGACAATATTACGCGCAATTTACCAGCGCATGAATATAAGGATTTTAAAACAAAGACCACCAACCCGTGCGGCGAGATTCCTCTTTCCGCTTACGATTCCTGTAGGCTCATATCCCTGAATTTAAAGAGCCTCGTGAAAAATTCTTTTGAAAAAAATGCAGAGTTTGACTTTGGGAAGCTAAAAGAGGTGTCGGCGATTGGGATGCGTCTTTCGGATGACCTGGTTGAACTGGAGTTAGAAAAGCTACAAAACATACGCAAGTGTGCGGACACCGATGATGAAAAAAGTCTTTGGACTAAACTTTATGGTGCCGCATTCAACGGCCGTCGCACCGGTCTAGGCACTCATGGACTAGCAGATGCGTTGGCATCTTTGAATTTGGCCTACGATAGCACCGAAGCTCTTGTAATTGTTGAGCAAATCTATCGCACCTTACGGGACGCAGCCTACGAAGAGAGCGCCTACCTAGCCCAAGAGCGTGGCCACTTTCCGGCCTTTGACTGGAGCGTTGAGGAAAACAACGAGTTTATTCAACGGCTACCGACATCCCTCAAGGAGTTGATTGCCGAGCATGGGCGCCGTAACATTGCTATTCTTACAAATGCTCCCACAGGATCGGTTTCTATTATGTCTCAAACATCTTCGGGCGTGGAGCCGGTGTTTCGAAATAGTTATATCCGGCGCCGGAAATTATCACATGATGAACAGGAGTCGGAGGCTGACTATGTTGATGAGATGGGTGATCGGTGGTTAGAATACACGGTTCACCACCACAATGTTCAGGCGTGGCTCGACCGGCATCCCTTGGAAGAACCGGGGCCCCTACCTGCTTTCTTTGTAGAGTCCGACAGTATTGATTGGACCCGACGTGTTGCTTTACAATCTGTCATTCAGCAGAGTATCGATCACAGCATTAGTTCTACAATTAATCTGCCCGCTGGCACTCCTGCCACGGTGGTGGGAGAACTTTATATGGAAGGCTGGCGCCAAGGACTCAAGGGGATTACTGTGTATGTAGAGGGATCTCGTTCTGGCGTTCTTGTGGCAGACATAGAGGGCGCCCTTTTTCCTCAACACACGGCACCGAAGCGCCCCATTGAATTAGAGTGTAACATCCACCACACTACCATTCAGGGAGAGAAGTGGATTATTGTGGTTGGTCTTATGGACGAGAAGCCCTATGAGGTAATGGGGGGCTTGTCCACTCTTATTGAAATCCCGCGCGATAAAGCAGAGGGTATTCTGGTGAAGAATTCTCGAAAGACAATGAATTCTATTTACGATCTTAAGGTTGGCAAGAATGGCGATATGGTCATAATCAAAGACTTGGTTAAGGTTTTCGACAACCCCAATCACTCCGCCTTTACGCGCATGATCTCACTTGGAATGCGCCATGGCGCTAATATTCAATATGTGGTGGAACAACTACAGAAGGATCGCGACAGTGATATGTTTAGCTTCGCTAAATGTATTGCTCGGATCTTGAAGAATTATATTCCGGACGGCCAAGAGGCTACGGAACATACCTGTGGGGAATGCGGTACCAACGGGCTGATATATGTTGAAGGCTGTGTGACTTGTAGGAACTGCGGCTTTGCAAAGTGTGGATAGAAAGGAAAACAAATGAATCTTGCACCAGTTAATAACTACCTCTCGGTACGAACCGTAGAGGGTACAGACACAGAAGATAGCGGCATCCTGCTACCCCAGGACTACCGTGCAGTAGAGAGCCCATTTGCGGTGGTTGAAGTAGTCAGCTGCTCGGGGGAAAACGGAACCCTATGGGGCGCCGGATTGCAGATTGTTGTGGAAGCACATATGCTCCGCGACATTCAACACAACGGCAAGACCTTTACGGTCATCAAGGAAAACCATGTAATTGGGATTTTATCAGAGGGCTAGACTATTTATAATACCCGCGGAGAGATATCATGAGTAAGTTTTCAAGTTTTAAAGAGCATCAGCTGATCACAGAGAGTTGGCGGCGTTACATAAACGAGGACAACGGCGAAGAAGGCGAAGCCGCAGAAGCATCTCCGGAAGATGTTGTAGTCCCTTCCGGTGAGGACGTGGTCCAGATCCTGGACGACCCGCGTGCCACCGCCGCCGCCGATGAACTGTTAGCCCAGCTTCCTCCGGAGGTGTTAGCTAAGATAGACGCCGTATTGGCCGCGGCCCCCCCTCCCCCTTCAGCACCAGAGGGCGAACTCCAGGAAGACCTGTCGGATCCGGCGCCGGAATGGCTAGAGAAATATATATTGAATGGTGAGAATCTTTGGGGCATGATGTGGACCGGCCTCGGGGGACTCCCCTTCGGCGCCCTCACCGGGGAGCAAGTGATCAAAGCCTTGAGTACCGGACCTCTAGCAGAGTACGCCCAGACCTTGGGTTATGCTGCGGGGGGCGCCGTCGCCGTCGCCTCATTCGTGGCTGCTGTCTTGCACTGGCGCCGCGCGATGAAGAAGTTCGACGACAGCGAAGCCGCGGCTCGCGCCGCGCAGGCCGCGCAGGCAGAAGAGCCGCAGTATTAGTCTTCTGAATTAAAATAACCCCTTGACCTAACTAATCATCGGTGCTATACTAGCACTATGATGAAGTTGCCTCCTCTTGAATACACCATCGACAACGTAGTCCTTGGGTGGCGAGAGGAGGCGGTTTCGTTTGCGCGAGAGCACGGCTATCACCTAATTGTGAATAGCGACCAGCGCCCCTTCCACCACTTTGTAGGATACCAAGATATCAAGAGCAAGTGGTATGAAGGCATTTTTGATCTGGGGCTACGGGCCCTCTTACCCATTCCCTTTGAAGTGGAAACCGTCGCTCTTGCGGGGAATAAATTAAAAGTTGTTACTCAAGGGAACACCAAAGTTTTAATTACCTTCAAAACACTTCATGTGTTTGATCTAGATAACTGCGGACACTTGGGGGTGGAAGAGATAATCTCCGACTATGTGGTACACGATATGTTTGATGTGGCTGCGGGGTCACGCTTGGGGCGTGATATTATCCTAAATCTTAAGAACAGTTTCGTAAAGACCGTCCGATTTGTTCCGTCAAATCGTATTGATAGAAACATTACGGGCGATTTTAAAGACATTATTACAACCAGCATCATAAGTGCACCAGATATTAAGAGTTTTGATTGTTCCGAGACTGTAATCCGCATTCTTTTGCAGCGCAAATTGAAGGAGCAGCAGATTAAGCAACCTAACGGCAGGAATTTGATTATCCACCACTCTTTCCGTCATGCTGTCAAGAATACTTTTCATTTTAACGTGGTGGGGGAGCTCGACGAAAGATTAATCTTGCATGAGTAAGCTCGCGATGCCTGCGATCATCCCCGTCGCAGGCATGAACCCTGATTTTGGTATGGAGTGGGATGCTTCGCTGATCCCAGTCGGCCCCAACTACACAGCAATAGAGGCAACAGTTTATGAATGTCTCCATGCCGGCTGCACTTCAATCTGGATCGTAGCCAATGATGATGTGGCCCCATTACTACGCCATCGGCTTGGGGAGATGGCCACCGACATAGACAGTATCCAACGAGGTACCTTTGTTAAGTTTGGACAAACGAAACATCTAGAAGTTCCCATTTACTATGTGCCCATTCATCCCAAACACCGAGACAAGGTGGACAACTATGCGTGGTCGGTCATACACGGAGCTAACGTCGCATACTGGATACACACAAAGTTTTCGAGATGGACACAGCCCGATCGTTATTATATTTCGTTTCCAATGGGGATGATGGATCCCAAAGAAGTTTTAGAGTATCGTTCTTTACTACGCAAGAGCGCCCCTTTTTATTTCTCACATAATGGAAAAACCGTAAAGGACGGGTTGCCCTTGAGTTTTGTAATAGATCCAGAAGAATGGCGCCGGGCCAAAAGAACAATTACAACTAATGCTGCATACTATCGTGCTCCTCCCGAAGGGCAAATGCCGTCCGAGCCCTTACCCAAAGGCGAACGCCATGTCTCCCTGGCTTATGGTCTGGAGGATGTTTTTGGGGGCTCCGCCGGCGGCACTTTGCAGCAAATGAAAAACTTTTATGACTTGACAACATGGGCTGGATATGTTAAATTTATATCATCGGAACTTGGTAAGCGAACGAAGCGTCCGAGCACTAACACTATGTATAGAGGGAGAAACAAGTGAGCGAGAAAAAGATTCCTTTCGTAGGGCTGCATGCGCATAGCGTAGCGGGCTCTATTTTTGATGCCATCGGATATCCGGATGAGCATATGGATTTTTGTTATGAGAACGGGGGCGAAGCACTCGCACTCACAGACCATGGGAACATGAATGGGTTCTCGCACCAGTTTTTACACTGGCAGAAGATGAAGTCCGAAGGGAAAGAATTTAAGCCTATCTTTGGGGTGGAGGCATACTTCGTGCCGTCCATCGAGGAGTGGCGCGAAGAGTATGAACGCTCCAAGGAAGACAAGAAGCTCGCCAGAACCCTCGCCAAACAGGGCGCCACCTCCGGCGCCACAGTTGAGGATGAAGGCGCGACCAAGACAGCAGGCAAGTCAGCCCTCAACCGCCGCCGGCACTTGGTGCTTCTAGCACAGAATCAGACCGGACTGAACAACCTATTCAAGCTGGTATCCGAGTCCTACAAGGAAGAGAACTTCTATCGCTATCCGCGTATGGATTATGCGATGTTATCAAGGTATAACGAAGGTATTATTGCTTCGTCTGCTTGTCTGGGAGGACCCCTCGCCGGCGACTTTTGGGCAAACAGTGAGTATGAAGAGGATGAGGAGACAGGCAAGGATGTGTGGCTCCGAAGCAAACCAGACGACGTCCGCGCAGCAATGCGTGAGACGACCCGTCGCTTTGTTGAGATTTTCGGGGATCGTTGGTATGGTGAACTCCAGTGGAACAGCATCCCCCAGCAGCACGAACTCAACCAGTATATTATTGAGGTGTGTAAAGAATTTGGGGTCACCATGATCTCAACCGCAGACAGTCATTACCCCAACCCCGACGCCTGGAAGGATCGCGAGTTGTATAAGCGACTTGGCTGGCTAGGTAAGGGTGCCCCTGCCTATGCAGACGATCAAGCAGGACTCCCCGTTGGGGTTGAAGAGATCGGCTACGAGTTGTACCCCAAGAACGGAAACCAGATGTGGGATTCCTATAAGTATTATTCAAAGACTTGCGGGTTTGAGTATGATGACCAGTTGGTAATGGACTCAATCACAGAGACTCATAACATTGCGTTCAATAGAATTGAATCCTTTGTGCCGAACACCGCGGTTAAACTTCCGGACTTCGTGGTCCCTGCAGGCAGCACCGACAGTGAGGCTTTGGTGAAGTACGCGTTGGAGGGGTTGCGGGAACGCAATTTTCACACCGACAAAACCTATGTAGATCGTCTGCGTCAAGAACTTGATGTTATTGACGAACGAGGGTTTAGCAAATACTTCTTGACTATGAAGGCTATCTCCGACAAGGCAAACGAGGTCCAGCTGACGGGACCAGGACGAGGTTCAGCAGCCGGTTCGCTGGTAGCATATGTCTTGGGCATCACACAGATCGATCCCATCAAGTATGGGCTCCTCTTCGAGAGGTTCCTGCGCAAGGATGCGACGGACTACCCCGACATTGATTATGATGTCGCGGAGC